CATTGCTGAACCTCCTTACGGTTTGCCTCTTTCAGGAGTTCCTTTGCATCGTCCTGGTGATGCTTCCCAAACATGGCATGGCGTTCGCCTGAGCGTACTGAGCTCATCAGCTCTTTCGTGTCCTCATGGAGCACCTTGTTCTTGTTCCCACCCGTCTCGTTATTGTATCCGCCTGGAGAGAGTGTCCCCCGCTGAGCAATCTCCCGGATCTCGAGATTGTCCAGACGTTCCTGCCATTGTCCCTCCCTGGGAAAGTTATACAGAATTTCGATAGTAAACTGGTCCCACCCATATTTCCTGATTGCATTGTACAGGTGACGCCTCCGACCATTCTTTACATCAGAAATGTGACCGTTCAGGCGAATCTGGAAATCCTCGTGAGCCGTCTGCCCTATATATTCCTTGTATGGTTCGAGTTTACACTTTATTGAATACACAAAGGGCATCCCTGCGTCTATAGTCGTAAACATTTTTATGCCTGTACTATAAATGTCTGACCATGGCGAGGATGATGATCAGTTCAACCCTGAGGATATGATGATGGACGACGGTCCCGACCTGGGTGACCTGCTCGGCTCTATGTTGATGGACGACGAGGGCAAGAATGTGGTTAACGTTCTGTCCGAGATTAAATCCCAGATGGAGCTGCAGAACCGCCTGCTCATCAAGCTTGTGAGTGCCGTGATCGACTTAAAGCCTAAGCCGTCCGCTTAAACAATGCAGTATGCTGACCTGGATGATGAAGCCTACAGTTATCAGCTCGACATAGAACTTCTGCAGACGATGGGCAAACCTATATCTCATGACGAGGGTGTACGATTTCTCCAGCTAAAGACTGACCTTCAGCAAGCCTCAGACGAGTACAAGCAGCTCACAAACACAATCATCGATGCAACGAAAAGGTATGACAATCTGTCCCAAAAGCTACTCAAGGTGAAACGAATCATGAATGAGCTCGACCCATCACCACTCTTTGGCGAACAACTCGAAACTCTCATCGGGACATTTCGGAAAGAGGAGAAGATTGATGAGCTCGAGGCTGCCCTGAACGATATTGACAAGAAACGGGCCGAGTACAAATCAATCTTCAGAATGCTCAAAGATGTCGAGACTCACAACATATACTGTTGCTTCCTGTGTCTCGAACGGAATGTTACTATTTTTATAGATCCATGCGGTCACCTTATGTGCGAGACGTGTGAAAAGAAATTAGGTGGAAGCTCTTGTCCGTTTTGCAGATCGAGTGTGAAAGAATTTAAAAAAATGTTTACGACTTAAAGATTAGAAACAATAATAAGATATCTGACCTTAGCTCAATTGGTAGAGCGAAAGACTGTAGGCTACGCGCCTGCCGCTGGATAAGTAGTTATCTTTAGGTCGCTGGTTCGATTCCGGCAGGTCAGACACTTTGCTTTCGTAGCTCAGTTGGTAGAGCACTCGTTTAGTAAGCGAGAGGTAATGAGATCAAAGCTCATCGAAAGCATGAGGGGCTAAGCCCCGACCGGTTCCATCGTATAATGGTTAGTACACAGGACTCTGAATCCTGTAATGGGAGTTCGATCCTCCCTGGAACTATTCGACCTTGAGTATGTCGTTAAAAGGCTCCTAAGCCCCTGTAACTCAGCCGGTAGAATATTAAAACCGAAAGTGACAGGCTGTTAACCTGTAAGCCGTGCGTTCGAACCGCACCGGGGGCGATTTTTTAACTGTTTAGCTCCAGTTAAAAAATAGCCTAACATTCTTAATAATGGAGAAAAAGTGCTCAAAATGTGAGGTATCCAAACCGCTCGAACAATTTCCTAATGACACCAAGTGTTCAGGTGGTAAAAGAAAGACATGTAAACAATGCAGACTAAATCCATGGGTTCCTCAAGAAAATGAGATTTTAGAATGTAAAATATGTAACGAAGAAAACCATTATACATTATTTGCAAGTAAGGGTAACCAAAAACCTCGAGAATGTAAAAAGTGTGTAAATGAGAGAGAACGTAATAAACGTGCATCGAATCCAGAAGAGTATAATAAAAGAGTACGTGATATGTATCAAATTTATAAAGATGAAATAAACGAGAATCGTCGTAAAACTCTTCAGAAACGTCGAGATGAAGATCCTAAATATAGGGTTATGATGGCACTTCACTGTAGATTATACATGGCCGTTAAACAGAAAAAGGGTAAAACTATGGAACTTACTGGGTGTTCAAAACAAGAATTATTAGATTATTTAGAATCAAAGTTTAGTGAAGGTATGACATGGGAAAATTATGGTAAATGGCATATAGACCATATCAGACCATGTGTCTCATTTAACCTGCAAGATTCAGAAGAACAGAAAAAGTGTTTTCACTGGACAAATTTACAGCCGTTGTGGGCAGTTGATAATATACGTAAAGGAGGTAAAGTATAAGACTGGGACCACAATGTCGCAGGGCTGGGGGAGTTTTAGAAATGCATCCCATTTCTAAAATTCCTTGCGTTTCAGAGTCTGGTTAAATTTGTGTTAAATTGTAATGACGGAAGAGTACATCCATCAGCCGATGTTTACATACCTCGGGAACAAGCGAAAGCTGCTCGATTTTATTGAAGAGCAGGTCATTAGCATAAAGAAAAAGCTGAAGAAAGACAAACTCGTCATGATGGATGGATTTACAGGGAGTGGGGTTGTTGCGCGTATGTTATCGACTCATGCTTCCGAGCTCCATACGAATGATCTGGAGATGTACGCCGACACGAGCGTCAACTGCTATGTCCGACAGCCGACCAAACCTCAACAGGAAAAGATTGCCAAGCACATCGAACGGATGAATGAGCTGGCCGAAAAGGGACCGTGGGTCGAAGGCGTCATGACCAAGTACTATGCACCAAAGAGTACTGCGAATCCAAAGGAGGGCGAGGTTTGTTTCTTTACGCACGAGAATGCGCGCACAATCGATACCATGCGGAATTACATTGAGAGAAAGGTTGAGAATGAGCTGACCGATTGGTGTCTNGGTCCNCTCCTCGTAAAAGCTATTATTCACGCAAATACAATGGGNCATACACAAGCCTTTTTCAANGATGGAGATGTCGGGACNTTTCACAAGTCTGAGGGTGCCTGGAAAAGAGTGTCTGAACCGATCCGGATCGAGTGTCCCATCTGGTCTCCGGAGCCATGCAAGGTGACGTGTCATAACATGTCGACAAATGATCTCATCAAGAAACTCAAGGGTCCGTTCGATATCATATACTATGACCCTCCGTATAACCAACACAAGTACTCGCACATGTATTTTCTGCTCAACATCATTGTGACGAATAAGAAACCGAACAAATGGACTGAGATTACTCATATGCCAGAACAGGCAGAGCGTAACGAGTCTGACTACTGCCAGGAAGAGTCGGCCATCAAGGCGATGACAGAACTCATCCAGGAGTCGTTGAAGATTTCCAAGTACATTCTCATCTCGTACAACGATGAGGGGATCATCACATCGACCAAATGGAAACAGATGCTCGAGCCGTACGAGTATGACAAGATCAAGAAACGGTACAAACGTTTCACCGGAGGAAATGGAGAGTCTGGTGAGGTGTACGAGATTCTATATCTCATAAAGGCTAAATGAGTATTTTAGAGTATGAAGCTTAAGATTCCGGCTGCTCTCAGAGAGCAAGTCTGGCTTTTGCACTGTAGTGACAGATTGTTCAAGCACAAGTGCTGGGTCACCTGGTGTGAGAATGTGATGACGCCGTTCAACTTTGAGGTCGGACACAACATCCCAGAGTCGAAAGGTGGGAAGTTGCATATAGATAACCTTCGGCCTATTTGTGCCAAGTGCAACCGGTCCATGAGCGACTCGTACACGATCGACCAATTCTCAGAATTGAGTAAGCGAACAAGTAAACTCTGGGAGAATTTTAGGTGCTTAAAATCAGAAGACTCGTTCTAGACAATGGATGTAACAACCTCAGATGGTCAGTTTGTGCACCTACCAGAAGATTTCGTAAATGAGAGCACGTTTCTCATGAGCATGAATGATTGTTGTGAACCAGGACTTATTCCATTGACGACGGTCAAACACGACACACTCGAAAAGCTGATTTATTACAATGACAACAAGGATGTGATTATCAATGAGACGCAAGAGATGCTGTTTCAGTTGGTGATGGCGGCCGACTTTTTGCAGATGGATGTGTTGCTCGATCGTGGTTGCAGAACCGTCGCAGATTATCTGAAAGGAAAATCACCTAAAGAGATTCGGAGTATACTAGGTATCAGTGAACCTGGTCATGAGCTCCTATAACACAACCGGTTAGTGTGGTGGTCTTATGAAAAATGGAGGGAGCCGCAAATCCGAGTTCGATCCTCGGTAGGAGCAGGGAAACCTTCGGTTTCCATCCAAGCC